TGCCAGGGCATCCGCTTGACTTTACCGCCTTTCGGTGGTAAACTGGCTTACAAGATGCGTTGTGGAAAATTCATCTTGCGGCCTGTCGCCTGCTTTAGCGGGTGGCGGGCTTTTTTGCTGCCTGCTTCTTTTTCCACTCTGCCAGGTAGGCGGCCCAGATGGCTTTTTTCAAAGCGGCGGGGAGCTTGAAAAATTCAATGCTCATGTGTCGGCTCTCCTTTCGGCTTACTCGCAACCGTCCGGCTGTTGTCCGGCTCGCTTGCTGTGGCTGCATTCTAGCATGACGGAATGCCACTTGTCAAGCATGACGGAATGCTTTCTACGTTTTGCACAAAAGAATGACGGAATGCTTGTTGATTTTTGCATGGCGG